ATCCAATCCCGCACCGGAATCATCGCGGACAACGTCACCAAGAACAACGCCATCCTGACGAAGCTGAAGAGCAACGGCAATCAAAAGCCGTTCTCCGGCGGCAACGTCATCATGCAGGAACTGTCGTTCCAGGAGAACAGCAACGCCGGGTGGTACAGCGGCTACCAGGCGCTGCCCATCGGCGCGCAGGACGTGATCTCCGCCGCGCAGTTCGACATCAAGCAAGCCGCCTGCGGCATCACGATGTCCGGGCTGGAGATGCTCCAGAACGCGGGCAAGGAACAGATCATCGACCTGATGGAAGCGCGCATCAAGGTCGGTGAAGCGACGATGGCGAACCTCATCGCGCAGGGTCTGTACTCCGACGGTACGGCGGCGGGCGGCAAGCAGATGGTCGGACTCCAAGTCGCCGTCAGCAAGACCCCGGCGACCGGCGTGTACGGTGGCATCGACCGCGCCAACTGGACGTTCTGGCGCAACCAAGCCGCTGTCGGCGTCGGCGGCGCGGCCACCGCAGCGAACATCCAGCAGAAGTTCAACGCCATGTACGCCGCCACGTCGCGCGGTGCGGATCACGTCGATCTCATCATGGTGGACAACGGCTACTGGGCGCTGTACATGGCGTCGCTGCAAACGCTGCAGCGGTTCCAAGACAGCGCGATGGCGAAGCTGGGCTTCCCGTCCGTGCAGTACATGCAGTCTGATGTCGTGCTGGACGGCGGCATCGGCGGCTACGCGCCGGTCAACGTCGCGTACTTCCTCAACACCAAGTACATCTTCCTGCGCCCGCACCGCGCACGGAACTTCGTCCCGCTCGACCCCAGCAAGCGTTACTCTGTCAACCAAGACGCAGTTGTCCAATTGCTCGCTTGGGCGGGCAACCTCACGGCGTCCGGCTGCCAATTTCAGGGCATCATCGCCGATTCCTGATCGACTAGCCCTGTGGGGCGTTTTCTGCTAATGTGGTTGCTGTTTTCAACCACAGAAAGCCGACGATGCCCCACAGCATCCAGTACCCACGCGATCTCACCGGAATCAAAATTGGACGCCTCACCTGCCTCGCACCGTTCATCCGCATCGGCCCGCGCCCGCGCGGGTCTGGCGCGATGTGGACGTGCAAGTGCGAGTGCGGCACGACTCGCAACTATCACCGCCGCAACCTCATCACGTCCGGTAACACGGTGTCATGCGGGTGCCACCGCAGGGACATCCAGCGGCTCCGCAACACAGTCCACGGCGGCGCATCGCGCAAAGATTCGGTCTACAACACATGGACGGCGATGCACGCGCGCTGCACCAACCCCAACAATCCCCGGTACAAGAGTTACGGTGGCCGGGGTATCACGGTGTGCGAACGCTGGCGCGAGTTCCCGGCGTTCCGCAATGACATGGGTCCGAAACCCAGCCCCAAGTACAGCATCGAACGTATCGACAACGACGGAAACTACGAACCCAGCAATTGCCGCTGGGCCACATACTACGAGCAGGCGCAGAACCGGCGTCCGCGTGTAAAGAAATAGGAGAACTTCATGTCCATCGTTACTCCGCTGATCGGCGCTTCCCTCACGCAAGTCTGGAAGCCTGTGAACGGTGTCACCGTCCCACCGGCTGCTGCCGACGCGCAAGCGCCGTTCGCACTCGGTACGACCGTCTGGTCCGACGGCTGGCTCGGCCAGCCCGCCGTTTCGACGGGCCGCACCGCTGCCGTCTTCTGCCGCGTCGGTGCCACCGGCATCGCTGCTGGGGCCACCGCCGGTATCACCGCAGGCGTCACCGTCGCTGCGGCGGCAGGGAACACGTTCACCAACAACACCGGGCAGGCGCTGGTGACGGGTGACTACGCCTTCCTGACCGCGCAGCCCGCGATCCTGCCGTAACCAGTTCGCGCACCACGGAGGGCGCAGCGGTTGACGCGCTGCGCCCTTTTTACTTGGAGGGGGCGTGATTAATTTTGCGGAAGTGAATCCCGGCACGCAGCGCGTGCAACGGACGCAGACGTTCGGCGGCAGCGACGTGTTCCTCGGCGGGTTCCGCTATGACCCGGCGGGTTCACTGGTGTGCGCCATCGCGGGCGTGCCGGTGTCGTTCGTCAACGGCTTCGGGTTCACCGCCAACGGACTGCTGTGCATCGACACCGCAGGCACGATTGACGTGTTCCGCAACGGGCTTCCGTTCTCCAACGCCGGGCAGTTGCTGGTGACGGTGGGCGGGCCTGCGAACTACGTTCATGGCTGGCCGGTGGCTGGCAACGGACGGGTGTGTTTCTCATAACAACCAGACGAGGCCGCTATGCAATTGAACGCACCCGCAGTAATGGATGCTCCCCAGCAAGACCCGGAGGACGCGAAGCTGTTCGTCCAGTTCTACATGGGCGCGGTGGTGAACGACGAAGCGTCGGCGCAGGCCGGGCATCCGGTGTACGACTCCATCCCGTTCGTCAAGATTCTGGTGCCGGGCGACCGCAACACCACCATCGACACGCGCGCCGGTACACAGTATCCGGCGCGCTTCCCGCGCCAGTGGGCCGCGTTCAAGGCGAGCGAAGACCAATCGCTGTCCGGCTTCCCGCTGCGCGAATGGCCCGCGATCACGCGCGGGCAGGCGGAGGAGATGGCGCACCTCAACGTGTACACCGTCGAGCAACTGTCCACGCTGCCGGACGTGTACGGGTCGAAGATCATGGGCTTCCACGATCTGAAGCGCCGGGCGGAAACCTTCCTCGCCGCCGCGAAGGACAGCGCGTTCGCGGAGAAGATGTCGGCGGAGAACGCGCAACTGAAGGTGCAACTCGACGCCACGCAGCAAGAACTCGCGCGGCTCTCCAAGGCGTTTGACGAATTCCAAGCCAAGAAGAAATAGCCATGTCCGTCAACGGAACCGTGCTGTCCGTCCTGCAAGCTGCTGCGGCTGAAATGGGCCTGCCGGAGTTCGGTTCCGCTGCGGGCAACATCCAGCAGATTCCCACGCAACTGCTGGCGCTGTACAACCTCACCGGCAACATGCTGGTGAAGCGCCGCGTGTGGCGGATGCTGGAGCGCGAGCATGCGTTCGACGCGGTGATGAACCAGGCGACGTACGACCTGCCGCCGGACTTCGCGCGGCCGATCTCGCAGACGGAGTGGGACCGCACCAACCGCTGGCCGATGATCGGCCCCGAGACACCGCAGCAGTGGCAGTGGCTGAAGTCCGGCATCCTGTCCACCGGCCCGCGCGAACGCTTCCGGCTCATCGGCAACACGATGGAGATTTGGCCGGTGCCGGGCAGCGACACGGTGCCGTTGCCGGTGAAGATTTCGTACTTCTACATCAGCAAGTGGTGGGTCGAGACTGCGGACGGACAGCCGAAGCAGAAGGCAGACCGCGACGACGACACCTGCGTGTTCGGTGACACGCTGATGACGACAGGCGTGAAGCTGCGCTACTACCAGGCCAAGGGCTTCGACACCACCGCGTTCGCGGCAGACTTCCAGAACAACCTGGACGACGCGCTGTCGCAGGACGGCGGCGCACCGATCCTGTCGATGGCTCGCTCGGTGAACTTTCCGCTCATTTCAACCTGGAATCTTCAGGACGGCAACTTCCCCGGACCCTCTGCGTAATGGCTCGCCAGACCTCACTCGCCAAGCGCGTCCAGCGCGTCAGCACGCAGCAGACGCTGCCATCCCCCGTGGGCGGGCTGGACGCGCTGCACTCGCTCGCGGAGATGGCTCCGACGAACGCGGTGGAAATGGTCAACTTCTTCCCGCAGCAGTTCGGTGTGCGCGTGCGGAAGGGCTGGTACAAGCACGCCACCGGCCTGCCCGCGCAGGTGGAGTCGCTGTTCCTGTACTCGGCGGCGTCCGGCGTGCAGCAACTGTTCGCCGTGTCGCAGGCGAAACTCTACAACGTCACCGCGCAGGGCGCGGTGGGTGCGCCGATCCTCACCGGGTTCATCAACAACCGCTGGCAGCACCAGATGATGGTCAACCAGTTTGGTAGCTGGCTGTCGATGGTTAACGGCTTCGACCTCCCGCAGAAGTACAACGGGACGGTGTGGACCAACCAGACGATGACGCCGGAAGCCGGTGAGACGCTGAACATCCGCGACCTCATCAGCGTCACCACGTCGCACCGCCGCCTGTGGTACGTCGAGAAGAACTCCGGCAATGCGTGGTATCTCGACGTTGACGCCATCGAAGGCGTGCTGACGCGCTTCGGCGTGGGTGAAGTGTTCAAGCAGGGTGGGTCGCTGCGCGAGATCATCACTTGGTCGATGGATTCCGGCGACGGGATGCGCGACCAGACCATCTTCATCTCCAGCATGGGCGACGTTGCTGTCTTCCAAGGATACGATCCAGATGACCTGGCGAACTGGAATCTCGTCGGCGTTTACAAGTGCGGCGCCCCGGTTGGACAGCGGTGCGCCATCAAGTACGCTTCCGACGTTCTCATCCTCAGTGAAGACGGTGTTCTTCCCCTTACCTCAATCCTCGGGCAGTCGAAAGCTATTCTCGGGCAACCGCTGTCCGACATCATTCAGCTACGCCTCTCGCAAGACGTTGCGGTATTGAGGTCGCAGTTCGGGTGGGAGATGCTGCTGGTCAACCGCCACCAGTTGCTGGTGGTGAACGTGCCGGACCCGGCGGGCGCGCGGCAGTACATTATGAACACGGTGACGAATGCGTGGACGCAGTTCACCGGCTACCTCGGGCTGTGCTGGGAGAAGCTGAACGAGGAGATGTTCTACGGCGCGAACGGCTACGTCGGCGCGGGCTGGGCCGGTGAGGTCGATGACATGCAGCCGAACGGCACCGGGCTTGCCATCACCGCGAAGTGCTTGCAGTCGTACAACTTCTTCGGCACGCCTGCGTTGCAGAAGCATTGGCTGCTGTGCAGGCCGATCTTCAACGCGGTGAACAAACCCATCGTGTTCGTCGGCATGAACACCGACTTCGACATCGAAGACAACACGCCGCCGCTCGCCAACCTGTCCGTGGTGGCCGACCTCGCCATCTGGGACACCGCCATCTGGGATGACGGACACTGGTCGGCGGCGCGGCAGACGTACACGGATTGGTACGGGCTGAACGACATCGGCTTCACCGGGGCGATCTACATCAAGATTCAGACCCGCGCGGAGACGTACTGGATCAGCAGCGATTACGTCTACGAAGCGCAGCAGGGGACCGTGCTGTGAAAAACATCTTCATCAACTGCGAAGACGT